TTAGTTATAATGACAGCATGTGCCCAAACATTCCTTCGCATGGATATAATAGATGATTTGCTTCCTCAGTTAATAGGTAAGACAGATGTTGTCTGCGAGATAATGCCAATACCAATTACTGGTTCACTATCAGCAAACGAGTTAGCAATTCAGGCATCAATAGACTATAATCTTCCTATTGTTGCAACGAATGATTGCCATTATCCTAAAAATGAAGATTCATACTTACAAGAAGTTCTGCTATGCATGCAAACAAAGTCAAAGTGGTCTAACCCAGATAGATGGAAATTTGATTATGACGGCTTATACTTAAAAACATCATCTGAAATTGAAAAGGCATTTTATGATTATACAGAAACAAGCCGTGATATAATATTAAGCGCAATAAGCAACACAAGACTTGTTGCTGATATGTGTGACTTCAAAATAGAATCTAAAGAGCCAAGCTTGCCACATGTATTCATACCTGGCCTAGAGGATCTGGACGAAGATGATAAACTTAGACACCTTGTTATGGAAGGTCTGTATAGTAGAGCAGATGACCATAAATGGATAGATGATGATATTAAGAAGTATGAAGAAAGAGTTGAAGAAGAGCTTGAGCATATAATACCAAAATTTACAAGATACTTTCTTATAGTTTATGAATTAATAAATTGGTGTAAAGAAAACAATATAATGTCAGGGCCAGGAAGAGGCAGTGTTGGTGGAAGTCTAGTATCCTATTGTCTAGGAATAACACATGTTGATCCGATAAAGTATAAACTGATATTTTCAAGATTTATATCACCTGGACGTATTGACCTTCCAGATATTGATATGGACTTTGAAGATAGAAGGCGTGAGGAAGTGAAGCAGCATCTTTCCGATGTCTACGGTAAATGGAATGTTCTTGAGGTTTCAACATTCCTAAAGATGCATGGCAGAGGTGCTCTAAGGGATGTATCAAGGGTATTTGATATACCATTATTAGAGGTTGATAAAGCTGCTAAATGCATAGTAACAAGATCTGGTGGAGACTTCCGTGCTGACTTCACAATAGAGGATGCGTTTGCCACATTTGAGGATGGAATAAAGTTTAAAGAGAAGTATCCACACATAACAGAGATGGCTATGGCCTTTGAAGGACAAATAAAGTCTGTAGGAAGGCACGCAGCAGGAGTATGTGTATCAGAACATGACCTTAGATCAGGAGAGAATGCTAATTTCGTAGTAAGAAGAGGTGTGAATGTTTGTAACTGGGATAAAGAAGATGCTGAGTATATGGGTCTTATGAAACTTGATATACTTGGTCTAAACTCGCTAACAATTCTTGCTGAAGCAAAGAGCCTAATCGCTGATAGGGATAACGTTGAGATAAATTACAATCTTATAGATATTGATGATGAAAAACTTTATGAGCAATTCAAACATGGTCATACTGTAGGAATATTCCAATTCAATTCATCAAGTATGATAAAACTTTGTAAAGATATACAAGGAGATAGTTTTGATGAGATCGTAGCAATAAATGCTTTACATCGGCCAGGTGCTCTAAGAAGTGGGTTTACTCAGAAATACAGAGATAGGAAGTTTGGCATACAAAAGACTGAGTACGTACATCCATGGATAGAAGGGATAACAAAAGACACGCACGGTCTTATTATATATCAAGAGCAAGCTATGAGATTGATGTATGAGCTTGGGGGTCTACCTTGGAAGACTGCTGACACAATAAGGAAAGTTATCAGTAAATCTAAAGGCGTTGAAGAGTTCATGAAATTTGAAGAAGAGTTCATAAAAGGTTGTAAAAGATTAAAAACCTTATCTGAAGAGGATGCTAAAACTATCTTTAATGAGTTGAAGAACATGGGGTCATATTCATTTAATCTAAGCCATGCTGTCGAATACTCATTAATAGCAGCGCAACAGATGTACTTAAAGGTCTATTATCCTCTTGAACTTATGGCAACTTTACTATCTTATGGGCCAGCAAATAAAAAGCACGAATTAATACAAGAATCGAAAAGATTAGGGATAAAGATATTACTTCCTGATATAAATAAATCAGACTCAGATATATGGATAATTGGAGACGATAATTCGCTCCTTGCACCGTTTAGAGAGATAAAGGGTATAGGAGAGGTAGCTAGTAGAGAGATTGTAGAATGCAGAGCTGTTGCAGGAGCCTACACAAGCCCTGAAGACCTAGAGTCTAAAGTACCTAAGAGAAAAGTAAATAAGAAAGTTCGTGAACTCTTAGTAAGTGTGCGAGCATATGAATCAGAGAAAGATAAGGCGAATCTATCAGAAGAAGAACTTGAAGATTTATCAGTCCTTTTCGACTTCGAGTTATCAAATGACCCGTTATATAAATTCAGGAAACTAATAAAAAGACTAAAATCAAAAGTCAATATACTTGATCTATCAGAGTCATATAATATGGTAAGTAGTGAGAACTATTTCTTTGGAAGGATGGAGTCAATAACTGTTGGTTATAGAGATGCTGTAGGACATACAAAAGAGAGTGGAAGTTTTGGATCTTTGGGTGGTGTCTATGGCAATTTAAAAGACGATACAGACTTCAAAATGCTTATATTTGGTAACAAGATATACAATGAAAAGAAGTATATAATTGAGCATTGCGAAGGAGAAGCTGTGCTTACTCTAGCATCAAATACAGACGATAAAGCAGCACTAAAGACGCAAAATGCATGGTTCGGTAATGAACTCCTATCAGGAGAGCTAGTTGGACTTGGTGCTAGTTTCTTAGATATTAAAGATGTAGGAATATCTGATCTTAATATAGAGAATTGTGACATGTGCGAGCTAAGATCTGAATGCTCAGCTCCTGTAGAGCCATCTTCTGGAAGATTAAATATAATGATAGTTGGAGAGGCACCTGGAAGGGATGAAGATAGAGAAGGAGAAGGCTTTGTTGGTAAATCAGGAAGGATTTTATGGAACTTGATGTCTGATCACGGTTTTTCACGTGAAATGTTCCATGTTACAAATGTCTGTAAGTGTTACCCTCAAAGAACTCGCACACCGAAGAAAAAACATATAAAACAGTGCGGTGAGTTCCTTAAAGAAGAAATAAAAAGAGTTAATCCATTCATCATTCTATCGTTTGGCAATACAGGAAATTTCTTCTTTAGAGGAGAGGATTCAGGTATAATGTCTATAAATGCTACAACTGTATGGCATAGAGATTATAACTGCTGGGTAACATATTCTATTCACCCTGCTATGGCAACATATAACCAAGAAAACATGCCTCTATTAGAAGACTCAATATCAGAATTTGCCAGGAAAGTAGCAATCCTCATGTGAAATATTTATGATAATATTAGTTTTATCTCTTAGTAATTTAAAGGAGATTCTGTATGTTCAGTGAAGATATATTGATTGATAGGAACAATTTAGAAGAAGAGTGCGCTAGCGCCCCAGCATACTTTGACTTTTGGCAAACAAAAGAGTCGAATTTGAAATCTGACTTAGAGAATCGTGAATCATATCTTGCTCTAGATATAAGAAGTTGTAATGATGTTGATTTAGAGTCTAAATACAAAATATCAAAAGTAACTGATGCTGCTGTTGCCGCTGTTATAAAGAATGATACTCAATATAAGACATTAAAAAGAGATTTTCTTTTTTCTGAAGCAAGAAGGAAGTCATATGAGAAGAAAATCCAAATGCTGGATGTCCTAGCAAAGCTACATGGCCAAGGTTATTTTTCAAAAATAGAATCAAAAAAAGATACTATGGCACTGCTTGCTAAAGGAATAAGAAAAAAGATCGAAGATCAAATGAAGAAAAGAAGTGCCAACAAGCCTTCTAGACCAAAGAGAGATGGATGATTTTATATGGAGAGCAATAGTAATCTTTATTACTTCATGCTTATTGGCATACTTTGTCCCAGGATTGATATTAAGGGCAATAAAAGATTTTAAAAACAGGTATAAGAAAGGAGCAGAAGCTGATGGCAAGAACAAAATTGAAACCTGAGCATATCCGTAGGCGGGATGAACAGAAAGGGCAGTTCTATAGAGCACCTGGCGACAGAGTATCGTATTTTGATATGGGTGCTATTAAAAGATTCATACCAAGAGAAGGAACAAACAAAATCAGAATAGTTGAACCTATTGAGGCTTTAGAGCTTGAGTTCTTTGGCCTTGATATGCACTTCCACAGGGATGTAGGCGAGAAGGGTGAAGACCTATATGGCGATTACATCTGTAATGAAAGAATGAAAGCCTTCGTAAAAAAGATGTACCCAGAGAAAGAGATGAGTGGTAAGTGCTATGTATGCGAACAACAGACATCTGACTTATGGGATGAAAATCCTGGATTAGCAAAGACTTATTATCCAGACAGGAGGATGTGGTTCTTTGTTTTGGACTTGCTATCAGACAACCCGACTGAGCTTCTACTTTGGAGTTGTCCTTGGACTCTTTATGAAGAGGTTGTATCAAGATCGACTAACGCTGAGACCGGACAGCATGTTGTTGTTTCCTGCCCAGAGACAGGAGTCCCTATTTCATTTGAAAGGATTGGTAAAGACAGATTCACAAAATATAAGAATGTCCAGATTTTTTCAAAGCCAATGCCAATAGGGAAAGCAATACTTGACCAACTTATACCATTCGATGAAATACTCATAATCCCTGATTATGAAAAAGTAAAACTGGCTTTTCATGGTGAAACTTATGGAACAGCAACAGCAGATAGAGGTCATGTGACAAGAAGGCTTGATGTTGATCCGAATGAAGATAAGTCTAATGAAGACCTACCAGCAGAAGATTCTCCACCTGATTGCTACCAGAAAGAGTATGATAAGTGGAAAGATTGTGAGACTTGTGAATTTGCTGACCCATGTGCCAATCCACCGAAAGAGGATAAGCCCAGCAGAGAAGAAAAGCCACAGAGAATAGAAAGACCGAATAGACCAAGCAGAACATCTTCTGATGTGCCAGACGATGATGAATTGGAAAAAAAGAAAAATGATATAAGAAATCG